GCCGTCAGGTACGCCGAGAGCTATCAGCATCTACCCGAAAACACCTATACAGCCAGCTTAATGCCACCCACCACCGAGCAAGCCGTTATCATGCTGTCGTCCCACTTCTATGAATCAAGGGACGGCAGCACAGGCGGCTTTTTTGCGGACAATGTCCAGGCTGGACAGCAGGTTTGGAATACGGTCAACCTCTTACTTCGGCTGGACCGGGATTGGAAGGTGTGATTATGAGCTATGGAAAGATGAACACCTTCATTGACATCATTGAAAGAGTGACCATGAAGGATCATGAGGGCTTTAAAACCGAAGTTGACAACATCATCGCCTCTGTCAAAGCGTATCGGGAGGGTCGGCACGGCAATGAGAAATGGGCAAACAGAGCCAGCTTCTCTGAAGCCACCGACCTTTTCCGTTTTCGCCGCATACCCGGTGTGACCATTACGACTGCGATGATTGTGGTGAACAAAGAGGGTCGCTTTGAAATTACCTCGGTGGAAGATGTCAAAGGGCGCGGCATGTATCTTGAGGTTCTTGCCAAGGAGGTGAAACCCAGTGGCTAAAACAACATTTAAAATGCCGGAGGACTTTCTGATGAAGCTCTCAAGGCTTGGCGAGAAAACAGATGAGATTATTCCCCGCGTACTAAAAGCAGGCGGCGAGGTTGTCGAAACTAAAGTAAAAAGCAACCTACAGAGTGTTATTGGAAATGGCATTAAGGAAGATAGCAGATCCACTGGTGAGCTCGTTTCAGCCCTTGGAGTCTCCTCTGCCAGACAAGACCGGGACGGAAATTTCAACGTTAAGGTCGGCTTTTCCGAACCTCGTAGGGATGGCAAAAGCAATGCGATGGTTGCAGGAGTTTTGGAATATGGCAAACATGGACAGCCACCTAAACCTTTTCTGAAGCCCGCGAAAACGGCAAGTAAAAAGGCCTGCGTGGACGCGATGATTGCGACATTTGAGGAGGAGGTTGAGAAAATATGAGCCTTCTCAGTGAACTGAACACCCTCATCTCACCCCTCGTTCCACTGGAAACAGGCGTGTTTTCAGAGCCTGCACCAGACCGTTACGCTGTGATCACGCCGATGGTTGATACGTTCGAGCTATATACCGACGATAAACCACGACATGAAATCCAGGAGGCGCGGATATGCCTGTTTGACAAGGGAAGCTATACGACTCTCAAAAACCAAATTGTCCGCCTCCTTCTGGAAGCAGATTTTATGATAACAGACCGCCGGTATATCAGCCATGAGGATGATACCGGCTATCATCATTACGCGATCGATATAGCAAAATACTATGAATTGGAGGAATAACAAATGGCGACGATTGGACTTGATAAACTATACTACTCAAAAATAACAGAAGGCGAGAATGGCGATGAAACATACGCATCTCCCGTATCGCTTGCAAAGGCGATCAGTGCGGAGCTTTCCGTAGAGCTTGCAGAAGCGACCCTCTATGCGGATGACAAGGCTGCAGAAATCATAAAGGAGTTCAAAAGCGGCACCTTAAAACTCGGTGTAGATGATATTGGCATTACCGCTGCCGGAGTGTTAACTGGAGCAAAGATCGATGACAACAATGTATTAATCTCGGCAAGCGACGATGGCGGCGATCCTGTAGCGATCGGCTTTCGGGCAAAGAAGGCAAACGGCAAATACCGGTATTTCTGGCTTTACCGTGTGAAGTTTGGAATTCCCACTACCAATCTGGCTACAAAAGGCGACAGCATCACCTTCTCCACTCCGACCATTGAAGGAACCGTGCTGAGACGCAACAAGCTCGACGGCAATGGAAAATATCCATGGAAAGCTGAGGCCAATGAAGATGATGTAAGCGTTCCCGCATCCGTGATTACAGGCTGGTACACGCAGGTGTATGAGCCTGTGTTTGCGGTTACCCCATAATGGAGGTTTAGAGAATGGATAATGAAAGAAGCACAGGAATATCAATTGGTGGCAAGGAATATGAGATGCTTCTCACCACAAAGGCTACAAAGGAAATAGCCAAGAGATATGGCGGACTTGAAAATTTAGGGGAAAAACTAATGAAGTCTGAGAACTTCGAGATGGCTCTTGATGAAATAGTATGGCTCATAACACTGCTTGCCAATCAGTCAGTGCTGATACACAATCTGCAGAATGCCGGAGAGAAGCGGGAGCTCCTTACTGAAGATATTGTTGAGCTTCTCACCTCCCCTCTGGAACTTGCGGGTTATAAGGATAGCATTATGAAAGCAATGCTGAAGGGAACAGAGCGCCATGTAGAAAGCGATGAAGAACCATCAAAAAACGCATAGGTCGGGTAAGCGATGAAGAATTGTTTGCCCGACTGATTTTTTATGGTGTGTCCCTTCTTCATAGATCTGAACAGGAGGTCTGGCTTATGCCTATAGGACACCTGCTCGACCAGTGGGAAATATATAGGCAGTTTCACAACCTGACCAAGCCGAAACGCGAATTGTACATTGATGACATCATTCCCCATGGGATTTGATAAGGAAAGGAGGTGGTATGCATGGCAGATAGTTTTGGATTGAAGATTGGCATTGAAGGAGAAAAAGAGTTCAAGAACGCGCTACGGGATATCAATCAAAGCTTCAAGGTTCTGGGCAGCGAAATGAAACTTGTTTCCTCAGAATTTTATAAGAATGATAAAAGCGTACAGGCGGTAACAGCGCGAAATGAAGTCCTGAATAAATCAATTGATGCGCAGAAAGAGAAAATATCCACTCTTGAAAGCGCCCTTAAGAATGCCTCCGAAAGCTTCGGCGAGAACGACCGACGCACCCAAAACTGGGCAATCCAGCTTAACAATGCTAAAGCTGAACTCAACAGCATGGAACGAGAACTAAACCAATCAACAGACAGTGCAGGCAATCTCGGAGATGAACTGAAGGATGTGGGAGATGATGCAGAAAAGTCAAGCGGAAAATTTGAAAAGTTTGGGGGCACCCTAAAGGGCATCGGTATTGCAATGGGTGCTGTTGCTGTTGCTGCTGGTGCTGCCACATTCAAGCTTGGCAAGGAGGTCGTCGAGCAGTTCGGCGAACTGGAGCAGAACCTTGGCGGCTCGGAAGCAGTATTCGGAAAATATGCCGCATCAATTCAGAAGACTGGTGAGGAAGCATATAAAAACCTTGGCGTTTCACAAAGTCAGTATCTTGCGACTGCTAACAAGATGGGCGCGCTCTTCCAGGGTTCCGGCATCGAGCAGCAGAAAAGTCTTGAACTGACAGAAAAAGCTATGCAACGGGCTGCGGATATGGCCTCCGTCATGGGTATCGATATGCAGATGGCACTGGATTCTGTTGCTGGTGCTGCGAAAGGCAACTTTACCATGATGGACAATCTTGGTGTTGCCATGAACGCTACGAACATCGAAGCCTATGCTGCCGGCAAGGGACTTGATTTTGTATGGAGCAAGGCATCACAAGCCGAAAAAGCCGAAATGGCGATGCGGATATTTTTTGAAAGCACCGAACAATACGCAGGAAACTTCGCAAAAGAATCCACTGAGACTATTACCGGATCAATAGGACTACTGCAGGCAGCGCTTGGCTCATTCACTGCCGGCCTTGGGAATGTCGATGCTGACATGCAGAACCTGACAGCGAATTTGGTGGATGCATTTAATGCGGTTATCGAGAATGTGGTGCCGATCATAGAGAATTTGACAAAGGCATTGCCCAATGTGTTTGCTACAGTCCTTCCTGCAATCGGCGCAGTACTGCCAGAATTATTAAGTACTGTGGTTATTCTGTTTCAGCAGATACTTGACACATTAATGAAGCTGTTGCCGGAACTTATACCGGTTGCGGCCAGCGCAATACTGACAATTGTCGATGCTTTAATTGAGAATCTTCCAATGCTGATTGATGCGGCGTTTGAGCTTATTACAACGCTTGCCGAGGGGCTCATAACAGCCTTGCCTGAACTTGTCCCCAAAATCGTTGAGGTAGTAACAAAGATAACCCAGACCATAATTGAAAATCTGCCGCTTATTATAGGTGCTGCGCTTCAGATTGTCATTGCGCTTGCGGCCGGGATTATATCTTCAATACCGGAGCTTGTGAAGGCGGTGCCGCAGCTTATAGGTTCATTCATCTTTGCATTTTCCGATATGAAATCACGAATCAGCAGCATTGGAAAAGATATTGTGAGCGGAGTCTGGGAGGGCATCCTATCGATGGCATCATGGTTTGCACGGCAGATCAAAGATTTCTTCGGCGGTATAGTTGATGATGTTAAGTCGGTTCTTGGCATTCATTCACCATCCAAGGTGTTTGCCGGTATCGGAGAGTACATGGCGGAGGGATTGGGTCAGGGATTTGCTGATGAAATGCAGAAGATCGCTAAGCAAATCAAAGGCAGCATTCCAACTGATTTCACTATTGCTGGACAATACCAGGCGAGCACCAAGATGGATGGGAACATCACAAACAAACTACACGGCATTTTGCCCGGGCAAAGCAATCAACCCATCAATCTCGTCATAACGCTTGACAGTAAAGTCATTGCAAAGCAGATCTACGATCCACTGCAAAATGAAACCCGGATAAGAGGAAGGATATTAGCGGGAGGCACAATATGAAGATAGCTCTAAAAATAGACGGGATAGATTTCTCATCCTACTTGCCGAAACACGGGTATAGCGTAGTCTATGAACCGGTTCTTGGGGCCAATAGCTGTTATACGCTTGATGGCAAATATCATGAGGATATATTGACATATAAAGCGATAATTACGACTGAATTGCTTCCAATGACTGCCGAGCAATTATCAGGCTTAATCATTGCCTGTCAGAATTGTAAGGTGGTTGAGTTTTTTGATACAAAGACAAATGGGTTTTTAACAAAGGAAGCAAAAGCCACTTTATCTACCGCCACACTGGTTTTTAATGATTACAATAAGCAGTTTTGGAATGAATCACTCGACAATGGAATCGTACTGACGATCGAGGAGCGATAATGAACAAAATTATATATCGAAATCTCGAATTGAATAACAGCGACTTGGTCTCAGGCAATGTCGTCCTTCAGCATGCCACCGCAGGCGATACACTTGCGGTTGATACATTGGACTTTAGAGTTTGGACAGACACAGGGGGGGCTGAGTTTGATTCGGACTTTATACTGGCCGATGGACAGGACTTAACGACAAGCGACAGTATGACGTTACGATGTTTGATCCATCAATCATTTTCTGATTTTGTGCCAGGAGAGACATTAACGTATTACTTTGGTGAAATGCTTATTAGCAAATTTTATATAGAAAATGTAAAGCGTGTTGGTCGATACCTATACGACTTTGAGTGTGTATCTGCCATTGGTTATTTGGAAAACTCCATGCACTTTGGTGGATTTTACTCTGGCACTTTGCTATCAACTATCTTGGCGGAGATTCTATCTGGTATAGCCTATACCACTAAGCGGGACAACTTGCAGCAGCTGACGATTGCCACAAATCTTGCTATTAGAAACAAGTCAGACGGGACACTTCAGATAACTGCGTTAAATTCCCAAACGAAAGGCATGTTTGATAATCACCGATTTGCCATAGGTGGCAATGTTGATGTCAAACGGCCATGCACTGCTGTCACTGTAACAGAGCACTATTTCTCTGCAGGAACAGAAATCATAGATCTGTACAACGATTCATTTTTTACAGAAGAAATTATACTTTTTCCAGAAGCGGCTCATTCTCTCGCAATCACCGGCGGCACCATCTTGGAAAGTGGCGCGAACTATGCGAAGGTGCAGGGTTCCGGAACAGTGCGTCTAACAGGGAAAAAGTATACGCATGGAACAAAACAAATTACCGTCGGAACGATTACCGGCGGCAAAGACGACAACAGTATAAGTGTAACCGATGCAACGCTTGTCACATCCCTTAACTCCAAAGCCGTCGCCACAAAGCTGTACGAAGTGTATAGCCTAAGAAACTCAATCAACGGCGATGTGCTATTCGGGGATGAGCGAGCTGGCGATGTAGTAAGTGTATTGAATCCGCATACATTAGAACAAGAAACGGCCTTTGCGAAGAAATTAGATATTGCAATGGGTGGCTTTCTTAAAGCATCAGGGGAATTTCTATCTGGCTACTTACCATCTGGTGCAATTACTGGCTATCAAAACAAAGTAGTATTAGCAACCAATCAAACGTGGGCGGTGCCGGAAGGTGTTACGGAAATCCGGGTGATTGTCATAGGAGGTGGAAATGGCGGCCAAGGTGGATACAACGGAGAAAATGGAACAAGGGGTGGCCGGCCACCAAATTTTGAGCCGTCTGGTGAAGACCCGACGTTACTGCAATGGAACGGAGACGGTGGAAATGGTGGAAATGGAGGTGCCGCTGGAGCTGCTGGAAATGTCCTTGACACGGGGGCACTCACAGTTACACAAGGACAAGAATTTAGCGTCACAATAGGAGCAGGCGGAGCCGGTGGCGCATCAAACGGAGGAACTGGAGCAAGTGGAGGCAACACTGTATTTGGTGCTTATTCATCTGCTACGGGAGCACCAGTTGCTGGTGGATATGTTGACATATTAGCTGGTAGTGTGTATGCCATATCTGGATATCCAGGCTTTCCCGGTCAAATGGGGGTAGGCAAGAATAATTTGCCGG